AAATACAAAGACAAAGCCTGCTCCATGTAGTAAGCGTTATAAGTACTTCAAAGGGAACGAGATGGCCTTTTTAAAAATATAGTTGTAAGGAAATCAAATATGATGGCTCATCCTGATTTTGACCTGTATATATATAACACATGAATTAGACTTTGTTTAATGATACACCTGTAAAATTATACCCTCTATTTTTACCTTTGTACCAATTATCATGTGGAGTAAGGTATTTGTACTCCCATAATTGAGGATGCAATTGTTTCACTTCATCTGCTTTATATACCGAATGATAAATACCACCTCTCCATTCTTTATAAAATTCTTTATCAGGCCGAATCTTTGTTACAGGTTCCCATTCATCTTGATAAAATTTATCCATATAAGCACAATCTATTAATAATTTGTTCTCAAATCCTTTTTGTATCATTTCAGTAAACATATTAGATAAATCATTTAGAGAGTGTTTAAGAGGGTTTTGTATTAAGAACACATCAGTATCCCAAGTTGGTGAGAACTGTTCTATAACATTACCCACAACCCACCAGTCGTTCAAATCAAAAGATAATTTATCTCTCCATCTTCTGATAGTATCTTTATCTGGTCTATTCCACGGCGTATGTGTAGAAACTCCACCATATCTTGTAAAAAAGTTCATAAAATGCTTGGATATATCAATTATTTTTTGTATATTTGTATAACAAATAAATTTAAATATATATGAAAAGTGAATTATAGACCTTTACCGAAACAACTTACGATTAAACAATCTAATATAGAAGGATTGGGTTTGTACTCAACTGAATTATTAGCACAACAAACCTTTTTAGGAATTACTCATGTACCAAATGATAAATTTGAAAACGGATATATCAGAACACCATTAGGTGGATTTATAAATCATAGTGATACTCCGAATTGTGAAGTAAGAGAAGATGAAGATGGTAATCTAATGTTGTTTACACTTAGAGAAATCTTACCAAATGAAGAATTAACACTAATATATAATTTATATAAGATTACCTCTCAGGAACACAGTTCGGGACCATTCTACCACCTTTAGGTTTTAACCCAATAGCGATATATCCATCTTCACAAGGATTAGGTTCTATAAGTTCTTCTTTTCTGTTTATATCAGCAAGTTTCTGATTTACGATTTGTTGTGTAGTTTTTTTCATATTTCTATTTTCCCATGTTGTATTACAAATTGCGAAAGCTTGGTCTTGTGGTTTACCACTACCAACTTCTACTTCCATACATGATTGTATAAAAGAATCTTTATCTTTGAATCTATTTGGATTAGGTATCGGCATAGTTATCTTACTTTATAAAATTGATTTGCATCTAAATCTTTTATCTTATCAACGGTCCTGAGGACAATTGTCCTCCATTCACCATTGTTTGTTTGAGACCTCATAACCCATTGTCCTTTTTGTTTGTATCTTGGGTTACCACTCTTTCTACCTGTTGGAAAGCCTGTTCTCATTACTCTTCTCATACGAGAACCATCTAACTTTGTAGACCATACTCTAAGAAGTTTTCTACTCTTTATAAGTTCAGTCATCTCTTGACGAGTAAGGGTAATGGTGGGTTTAGCAAACATATGTTCTTTATCTGCTAGTTTTTCCATTACTCTTCTGTGTTTACTCGTTAACATCTCTCTCCTATCCTATTTTCCGAACCACCCACTCTTTTTTACTAACCACTTACCAACGAGACCTCCTATACCACCAACTAATCCTAAAAAGAATGCTAGTCCTACTTCGTATAAAGTCATCGTCCACAATGATGTGATTGTGAATCCACTTAAAAATGATATCTTGTTATCCATATTATTCATCTGTTGGGTGAGTATCACAAGGCATCCAATATGATTCACCTGTATCTATTTTATGTTCATGTGAACCACTACAACCAATCATGATTGCAACTTTCTCAGCCATCTCTTTCGTTGGGAAAAGAATTTTTCTTACATCATCATCCATATAAATGTTTGCTCTTTTCATTGGAGTTTCTATAATGTAATCTTCATCAGATATCTCACCAGGATATGTAGAACTTGGTATTGATGGTTGAGGTGCTTTTGGTACTTGGTTTTCTTCTAACTCTCCTAATTCTCTTAACTTATTTCTACTCCAACCCAATGCAGCTAAACCACCCCAAAGTAAATACGAAATATTACCACAAGCAGTAGAATCATTTTGTTTCTCTCTATATACTGATTCTGCTCTTGATAAATAAGAATACATTCTCTTAATCGTTTGTAATGATATCGGTCTACCTTGAGCTAATTGTTGTGCTCTTACTTTTCCTACCGGTGTTGCACATTTGTTACCACTCTTCTCATTTAACTCAATACCTTTTTTAGCATTGTTCTTAACACCTTGTGGATAATCTGAGTAAGATTCTAACTCTATTCTTTTATTATCTTTATATCTTTTATCTTCTTTTACGATTCTTCTTATTTCGTTTAGTAGATATTCTGCTTCTTCTTCAAGTATTGTATCTAAACTTACCGAACTTGCTTTTACTAAATCATGAGTAAACAAACCTTCTATACTAAAGCCTTTCACTTCACCATTCTTCACATAATCATTCCATATCTCATCATTATCAATCTTAAACATTCCTACCCATGTTCCAACAGGTAAATTTAATCCATAAGAGTTTGATTTATCTAACTTAGAAGTTTTAATCCATGATTCTACAAGTGTAACACCTGATACTTTATCTTCGTGTTCTAAGGTTGCTTTAGATTGATATCCTTTTTTAAGATATCCTTGTGCAAGTTTCTCTACTGTCTGAGGTGAAAAGAATACTTCATATCCTTTACCTTCACCATCTACTCTAAAAATCTTTTTATTAGGAATTAATACAGGTCCTACTACAATTCTCTTTTCTGTATCTATCTTCTTGAATTGTACTTTTTCTTTATCGAACCAAACAAAGTTACTTTCTATCGCGGGGTCCTCCACCAACGAGATAGCAAATACCTCATCCATTAATTCATCATCTATTGTAAGTTCAAATAGTTTCATACTTATTTAACAATTTTAATTCAATTTATACCATTATCCAAATGATGCTGCTGAATTAGTTCTTCTATCTAATGCCTGAGTTGATGATACTTTTGTACTAACTACATAAGCCTCAACAGGTCTTTGTGATGATTCAGCAATTGTTGCAGCAATCTGTGCACCGGTATCACCTTCTCTAACCGCAGATGTTTCAATCTGTGGTACAGGTGTTGAAGCTGCTGGTGGAGCACTTCCACCTCCTCCTGCACCTCTTAGGTTTGTTCCTGGTGGTTTAGGTACTTTTTGTGATAATATCTTTTTAACATTTAATAAACCAGCCGCGATTACCACACCCGCTGCAATAGCTCCAAATGGAGGTGGGTAAGTTGCAAGAGCGAGAGTAGCACCTTGATAAGTGTTAATAGTTGCTTGTGCAACTGCTAAAGCCTTACCAGCAACGGTATTCTCACCAACTGCTTGAGCTACAGCTCCAAGAGCATCACCAATAACTTGTAATTTTGCTTGTTGTTCTTGTAAGTTTATTTCTTGTGATACTTCTGATGTTTTCTCTTGTTGTTTAAGTGATAAACCATCAAATTTCTTTTGTACCTTCAATCCTTCTACACCTTGTACTCCTTTTGCCTTGATTGTAGATACAACTGTGTTCTTATCGAATTGTTGTTTTATCTTAAGTAAATCACCATAGTATTCACTTTCTAAAGCAGTAAAATCTGTATATCCAGCTTGTTTAAGAATCTTCAGTTCTTCATTGAACCTCATCTCTCTTTCTTTCAGTGCTCTTTCTCTTTCTGAAAGTATAGATAATTCTGCTTCTAATTGGATACGAGCAGCTTGTTCTCTGATTCTTGCAATCTCATCTGCTTCTCTTTGAGCAGCATCAATTCTTTTTTGTGATTCTTCTTCAGCTACCTTTGTTAACTCTTCTTGTCTTGTTTGTTCTTCTTCGTAAGATTTCTGTAATACCTCTGATGAGTTTCTACTTGCTTCTTCTATCTTTCCTTCTGATATACCTAAGAATCTAGCAAATCTACTAAATCCATTACCAACTAATTCTAATAAATCAGCAAATTTTTCAAAGATTGGTAAAGCAACTTTTTCGATTACTGCAAATACAGGTCCTAATATCTTACCAAATGCTGCAGAGATTCTGTTAAGAGTTTCTTGACCTTCAGATGTTTTGGTTAACGATTCTCTCATCGCGAGGAATGCTCCCGCGATTGCAGTTACAACTGCTATGATTGGGTTAGCCATAAACACTTTAAGTGTTCCTCTTAATCCATCGAGAGAACCACCAACAAGCCCGATTACACCTGGTTGTTCAGCAAGAGCTTCTGTGAATCTACGAGATGCTATTTCTACATCCTCTTGTCTATCTCGTAGTTCTTTAATTTCTTTTTGTAATACCTTAAACTTCTTTGCATCTTTGACAGGGTCTAACTTACCTAAAGCATCTTCTGTTTCACCAATCGCTTGATTAAGTGTATCGAAGTTACCAACAGAGGTTTGTACTGCTCTATTTAAAACATCAACATCTTGTACACCTCGTGTATCTACATCAATTACTGCATTATATGTTACGGTATTTTCTGCCATTATATTCTTTTAAATAAATTTTTTACTCCATTCCAAGAGTTAGGTATTTGATATTTACCTTTTGCAATATCTACATCTTTTGAAAGTTTGTAGAAATCTCCTTCTTGTAGTAAATCTATTATATTCTTTAACATACTATTATAACAAATTGTTTCTTATCTATTGGTTATCTAATGAATCATCAATTATAGGTCCTAATAATTGTAATTTACATTCACCTGTTTTTAAATTGTACTCATTTATCGCTCTTAGATGGTAATGATTACCTCTAAAGAAAACAATATCATTTAACTCCATATCTACATAATCTGCAAATGGAATAACTGCAGAACCTTCAATCAATCTTGTTTTTGGGTCATACAACAAACTTACATACTTACTCCAATAAGTTGAGTATATTGAGTTTGTAGCTATAGTACCTAACGCTGGTGTTTCGTTGAAAAACAAAAGAGAATCAGAATCAGAATCAGGTAAATCTGATGCTGAACCTGTTGAATAATGGTCAAAATAAGGATAGAAATCAAATTGAGTTCCTACGCCTGAAAACTTACTTCTATTACCTTCAACATTATATTGATTCGTTTCTACTTTACCATTATAGAAAAAGACACGAGGTCTTACCTGAGCAGGGTCAAACTCTGCATTTGCTATAAAGGTTGGTATGAACATTTTATTTATTGCCATAATATATTATTTTTTAAGATGTTGGACCTCCTCCACCAGTACAAGTTGTATAAGAATCATTTAGTACTTCAGCTGTAGCTGTATCTAACAAATATACATCAGCTGATAAATTAGTTCTCATGAAATCTACACCTGTAATCGGTGAGTTACCAAACGCATCATAGTAAATTGTATCACCAACTGTTGGGTACGAACCTGCACCATTGTGATATAATGTTGTAAATCCTGATGAACAAACTGCTAATAAGTTTGTAGATATTGCTCCTGTAAAAGAAGTTATATTTAAACCACTTGCAGAACCCGTTACACCACTTCCAGCAACATATCTGAGAGGTGATGAACTAAATCCACTCTTAACTTCTAACTTACCCTCAGAGAAGAAATTTTGTGTATCTCTAAAATAAGATTTACCAAACTCTCTGTTATTTTCTTTATTAAAATTCTGTGATAAGAAATCTAAATCAAGTGTATCTCCAAACTCTACTTCTCTAACACCTAAGTTATTTGCTGGTATTACAGATATTCTTTGGTTTAAATCCATGTATTTATCAAAATTCTTAACCTCACCTTGTTTATACCAATTGTTAAATGTTTCTATAATAAAGTGTCTTGGTTTAGTTTTACTTGGATATATTTGTAAATTAAATTTCTTTTGTACAGATGCAATAAAATCTAAACAAGTGATACCATTTGTACCGAAAGGCATATTAGATGGTATATCTATTTCTAATAATTGACCTAAATCTTTTAATCTTTTTATTTCTATTTTAGATTGTGTATTACCTCCAGGTCCAATTGTTACATTTACTGTACCTACACCTCTTGTAATATATCCAATACCAAAATTATATTCAGAGCCTGATGCAAATGAAGCTCCTGTTCCTATTTGTTGTGTAAGTGTATATTCTTTTTCTCCACCACTTCTAACAAAATCTCGTCTAATTGTTTCAGTAATTTCTGTTAAATCAACTTCACTTTCTAAACCAATATTATTAGGTCCACCAAATTGTGGAACAAAATAAAATTCAGGATAAGCTGTAGTATTATCAGAACCAGTAACAGCTATATTAAGAGTTATAAACATATCTGCTTCTGAAGTAGGTGGTTGGTCATTACTTCCCCAAAAAGGAGAATAAGTACCTGATGAATTTATAATAGAAAAAGATGGGTCATATAATACATTTGTAAAATTTAAAGATGCAGAAACATTATTTGTTAATACTAAAGGAGTAGAAGAACCACTAATAGGTGATACTTCTATCTGTCCATATGTTTCTAAATCAACACCATCTATAATAGGAAATCTTTTACCTCTATCACAAAACAAATAAATGTTATCAAATTTAGATTCTTCTAAAAATGTTGATTCATATGTATATCCTAATTCATCAAAGATTGCATCTATAACTAAATCTAATCTAATCATAGGTTTATAATCTTGTGGTACAATATCACCACCATCTGATGTGTTAAAGGGTCCTGTTGTATTATCTATACCAAAAATAGTTTGTGGTAAAACTGCTTGGTAAGCTATTTGTTGTCCACTATCATTTAAACTATATACAATCTCACCAGCTAAATTATGTCCATCTTGTGAAGATGTAAATATAGAATTATCATCCCATGTAGGATTTACTGAAACACCATCATATGATGAACCACTAAAAGAGTTTGCAATGTTACCCATTGTAAACAAGTGATTATACTTTGTTAATGTTCCTAAATCGTTAAGTGTAATATTTTGTAAATCTTTCTTAAATGAAGATAATAAACCATACAAAGAAACTTCGTATGATTCTATATATTTGTTTTCTCTTAGGTTTACTTTCTCTAACTGCATGTATCCTTGTGATACATAAAATCCATCTAAATCAAACTGAGCAATTACTTTTTCGTTTGTTTTAAATAAGAATGGATTATCTACTGCGATATCATAAACATGCTGAAAGAATGCATTATTCTTCTTTGTACCTGGTATAGTTAACTGACGAGTAAAATCAGAAGGTAATTTACCTATATCAAATAAACCTGTTACATTATTGGAAAGATAGATTGTTTCATCTTGAAATAAATCTAATTCTGTTCCTCTTGCAATAAGTTTAAATACCTTATCTCTTCCACTTGTAATTGCCATATTAGAAAATTAGTTTATATCCTTGTCCTTGTGTGAAATCAAATGAGTACTGAATTAGTTTATCTACAACATGAGTCTTAATTCTAAAGTTTGTACTATCAATTGATAACGGTCTTACTGATTCGTTTGATTCATCATACACCCAATATATTTCATCACTTGACATAAGTTGTTTAAATATATCGTTGTAATCTTCACTCACATAATCTGTATTCACTTGTAATTTTAAAGTGGAATCAGTAATATAATTTTGTATAGAACTCTCGTAGGCTTCATATGAGAGTGTTCTACTACTCCAAGAACCAATCTGTGGTTGATATCTACTTCTTTTTGTACTAAATGTTTCAGTACTAACTAAATTAAAGTTAAAATAATCAAACGCACCATATCTGTTTTTCCATTTGATTCTTACATTTGGATATTTCTTTGTACACTCATAATCAAATGTTATAGGTGAACCTAAATCTGTTACACCATTCTGAGCTTGTATTGTAAATGTACCATTAGAACCACTTAATGGAAAATCACTTTCTTGATTACCGATTGGAAAATCTGCAATCTGTGTTTGTGTTGTACCTGTTGTAGTTGGTAGAGTATAATATCCTGTACCACTATCATCAACATATTTTATTCTGTTCGGTATAGTTTCTCCACCATTACTTCCAATCCATACACTCATTCTACCACCATTGGAATCAAAATAAGATTGAGATACAGGCCCATCAGTCATGATAGGCCAGTAATCGGATTTATTTTGTATCTCTTCGGTTATAGTTTCTTGAAATAATGAATACCCATCAATAGTTTTATATGTAGAACTCTTTACATGAGAACCTGTAAAGAATGAACTTGATGGTGATGTTTTATATTGTACATAAGAATCAATAGCAAAGTATCTAACAGAAGAACTTTCTGCAGCTAACAAATCAGTAAAGGTTGATGTTAAAACTCGTGATAAATCAAATATACCTGTTTTAGATTCGTTAGGAAACTTAACTAATGTATAGTTTGCTTCAGAACCACTATTTGTTTCACTACCTGAGAAGTAATACAACTCTGCAACATATTGTACAGATGATGATGTAAGTACTTCTGCAGAAGATTCACTTACTGCAAATACAATAGGTGATTGCGAAAGTGATACATTTGCTGGATTTTGTATAATACTAATTGCCATCTAAACTTTTTCTAATATAACAAAAAAGAAATGGTATATATTTGATTAAGATACTGTGAGGTTATCACCACCAGCTTTCCATATGTTATCTAAATCTTTAAATATATCATCAAGAACTTCTGATGTTTTTGTGTTCATAGCTTCATCTTTTACTTTTATGAACTCAGGTGAAGTTGCTGCAAGTTGTGCAAATGGTCTAGCTTTCATCTTACGAGTACCATAATGTACATACTTTGCATAATCAGGTAAATCAAAACTAAATCTAAATGTAATGTTACCTCTACTATCTTCGGTAAACATTGTATTGATTCTGTTTCTACTTGCAACTTCTTTGTATAATCTACCTGTTTTGTAAGCTTTAGAAGAACCTGTCTTGTATCCCTTATAAGGTACACCAGGATTGATAGCTCGTAGAGCTTGGTCTTTATATACTTTCGCTACGTCTTTTAGAGTTTTCATATTTCTCTTTTATATAAGTATGTTTATTTGTTTTGTATAAATCTGAAAAATGGTTTACATCATCTTGTAATGTACTACATTTGATTCCATTTACTCTTACCCAATTTATATTTCTATCTGATACGAATACATCAAGAAAATAGGTATCATTATAACAAATAACAAATTGTTCTAAAATAGGATAACTAAAAAATTGTTCTTCTATTGTTCCTATTAATCCTAATTCTAATAATTTATCTTTATACTCTGGTAATATAACAATATCTATATCACTTTTACCATAGTCTTTTTCATATCCTTGTAGTAATCTTGAATAACCACCTACAAGAATAAAGTTATCATCTAAATGATTTTTTATATGATAAAGAACTTTATTTAAGGAGTGAATTGAGAACAACTTACATTAAGATTAGTTACAGAACCGCCTGTATTTGTTGGAGTATAAGAAGCACTAACACACACATCTATTTGTTGACCTGCAGATAAACTACCTGTAATTGTTTCATCAAATGTATCAATATAAGAATAAATTGAAGAACCAGGTGATGGAGCTGTTAATCTCCATAATGAACCTGATGTAAAGAATCCTGTACATGAAGTAAATGTTTGTGCTACTCCACCTACAATTTCAAATACATCCGATGAGGTATCTTGTTGATAGTAATTATCTGATGCAGTAATTGTAAGATTATAATCAGTATATATCGTTGTACCGGCTTGTAAAGTATCAGAATTATTAATATAGTAAGTACTACTAATCGATGAACTACATGCATTAAGTTCAGAAGAACCAGATGCTAAGAATAATTCTGTTGGTTGAAAAGGTATAATAAATGATGCTGAATAGTTTTGTTCTATTTCTGATAACGATAATTCTTTTTGATATACCTTTAACGAATCAAAATACATATTACCTGCAATATTATTTTGACCTATCCAAGTTTTAGGATTTGATAATTCTGAATCAACAGAAAGTGATGCAGTACCTTCTAATACAGCATCGATGTACCATCTTAGTTCTGAACCATCATATACAATATCATGTTGGTGTTTATTATTATCATAAGTACCAGCAATTGTAGTTTCAACTCCTACTGTACTAAAATATTTTAATTGTTGATTAATACCTAAATTTAATTTTGGATTATCAGTAGGACTAGGTCCTGCTCCAACTCTTAATTGAATCATATTACCTGTTGCTCTTGTACCAATCCATTCAAGTGTAAATGATGATGTTGCATTAAATCCATTTAAAGAGCCTGTTAAGAAGTTATTTAAACCTACTGTACCTAATTTATAATTTACTGTGTTATCTATATCGAAAGAAGCTGTAGTAGACATTAATGGTCCAAATGATGATGTATAAGTTGTTGCTAAACCATTTGGTGTATTTCCATTTGTTTCTAAACCATTTATTCTTTTAATATCTTTAACTCTTCCATTTAATGGTGTTTTACCAAATGAACGAGCATTTGTATTTTCATAATGGGTAATTATAGAATCTTGTACAATGTTATCAGTAGTGTAAAGAGAAGCAGAACATAAGTTTGTTGGTATAGCTACAAATACACAACCTGCTCCACCATTTGATGTAAAGTAATGACCATCAACATTAGTATAATAACCACCAGTACCACCTCCACCAAAATAGTAAACACCAGCATCTTCAGCTCCACCTTCTCCATCTATATTAAGACCATTAAAACTAGCTTCTTGACCACCACCATACAAATAACCATCTCCAGCTGTAGGTGATGAAACAGATTGTCCTTCTCCACCTCCACCTGCTCTAAATAAACAAGAATCACCCCACATAAATGATAATCCTTTTGAACTTGATATATCATTTGCATCTGCTCCTGTTCCTGCTCCACCTTCATCTGATGCTGTATATGCTAATGGTGTACCTGAGTTACCTCCTCGATTGGTACTTGTATTACCATTATATATTCCACCATATCCACCACCAGCAACTATATTAACACCTTCACCTGTAAAAGATGAAAGAACACCATCTTCACCATCTAAAGTACCAGGTGCAACTGATGTATTAAAGTATCTTTCTCCACCTTGTCCTACTTGTATATTATAAAGTAAACCATCTTTAAGTAATACTTCTGTTTGTACATTAAATCCACCACCACCGCCTGCATTTCCAGCAGTAGGTCTTGAATCACCTGCACCACCACCACCTACAACAGCAACAATAGCTTTAGAAGTACTACCACTCATTGTTAATTGACCTAACTCTGAACTACCTCCTCCTGCTTGTACCGATGAGGTAAATAAGAAAGTATCCCATTGAACTGAACCCAATTGGTATGATTGTGATTGAGCTCCTTGTGCTACTGCTGAGCAACAAGGTTCTATTTCTCCTTGTCCAAAAAATGTAATCGGTGTAAATCTCATTCTTTTTTACTGATTAAATAAATTTACAGAAACACCATATAAAGTTGTAGTATCAAATGTTACAAATGTAATCAAATCATAAGATGCAGATACTGATGGAGAGTAATCTAATCCTGCTGGAAATTCAATAGAATCACCGATTGTTACACTTCTACCACTATCTGTTTGTAATCTTAATGATACAGTTTGACCAGGTACTATATTAGTTGCTTCTAAATGTGTTGTTCCACTTGGTAATGTTAATGTAAAGAAGTTACCTGTTGAACAATCTATCGATGCTGTTGATGATGCGATTGTAATACTTTCTACATTACCATTTACCGAACCTGTTATTATTTGTGAACCACTAAAATCATTTGAAATATCTAATCTTGCATACGAACTTGTTGCCGCTGATAATCCATCTATTTCTGTTTGTAATGATGAGGTTTCTAATTCTATATTATTTAATCTTGAATCAATAGAAGATGTTTCTAACTCTAAGTTATTTAATCTACCATCTGTTGATGATGTATAAGAATTAAAATCAGTTGTAGATACGAAATCTGTTACAAGTGAAGATGAGAATGCTTCTAAATCATCTAATCTTAAATCAAACGATGCTGAATCTATATAGTATGATGAAGTGAATGTATTGTATCCACTATTGATATCTAATTGTGAAGAAGTAAATGAATTTAAATTAGTTAAACTAATATCTACACTCGCAGTATAAGTTTCTAATGTGTTAAACTTATTATCTGTTGATTCTGTAAATGCATTATATCCACTATTGATTAAATCTTGTGAAGATGTGTATGATTCTAAACTATCTAATCTCTGGTCTACTGATGTAGAGAATGGACCTTCTAATTCATCTAATCTACTATCTACCGATGCAGAATATGTTGTTACATTACCAATACCATTGATTGTAGAAGATGATATCTCGTTACTAACTGTAAGAGAACCTGTCATTGAACTATCACCCTCAACACCCAATGAACCACTAATCGTTACTTGTCCAATCAGTTCTTGTTCATCTGTTATCTCATCACCTAATTGGTTAGAACCACTTGAGAAGATTACAGAAGATGATTCTAAAGTTACATGAAGTACTCTTGTATTGATTGTATCAAAAGAACCCGTATGAGCAGTTATATCACCTTGTACATTTAAAGAACCTGTAATCTCTTTATCACCATGTATTCTAAGTGAACCACTTACATCAACTGAACCAGTTGCTTCAATACCATTTTGTACTGTTAACTTTTCATCAACAGTAACAGAACCAGTAAATTCAAAATCATTAGAGCCTGATAATATCTTAACACCAATGTTATCTCCAATACCATCTTGTAATTGTACATCACCACTAGCAGATGATAAAGGCTCAAGTGAGTTTTCTAAATTTATAATCCCATAAAAGGATTGACTGATAAATAAATCTCTTAAATTACTCATATCTTTTCTTTATGTATATTGCCACTTTCTAAGTGCATCATCTATTTTATCGTTATCCCATCGTTCAGGTGTTGTTCCCCAAACTTTAGGTGATGTCCATAATTCACATAATTCACAAGTACCAAAATCCTCGTAAGGAATTGCTAAAACAGGTAAATTATAAAAATCATAATCATCTCTATTTGTTACTTCTTCTAATATTTCAAAACATCTAATGTTTTCATAAGATGTTAAATAACTTTGTGGTCTTGAATCAGGTACATATTGTGTTGCAAATACTTGTCCAACTGAACCTGTTGATTCTAAAACCGCATTATATAATTCATTCGTTTCACAATCTTTTACTTTCCAATAACTACCATCAGGTATTATCAAAAAAAAAAAGACAACGATTTTTATCATTGTGAACAGTCAAAGTAAATTCTGCTGACCATCCCACCAGCCCGTTATTGAACCGGTCCGCAAAAGGTGTACAATTAATCGCTGAATTAATCTCCATCCCATAATTACTCTTTTGAGTAAATGCGGTTAAATCGTTTAAGATACTCAATGTGTTAGCATGAATATCAACAACATCATCAGTCCCATCAAAAGGAACAATCTGTTTATTTTCTCTTTCATTCGGTGTAACATCATCATTCATTAATTTTGATTTATCTGCAACAATCAATTGTACTTGATATTCTGTTATTGTGTTTCCAAAGTTTGCATTAGTAATTAACACATTACCAATAGGATATTGTGGAAACTCTGTTGAATCAAAATTGTATATATCACCTTGTGTTACCTTTGCAATACTTGGATGGTTCTTCATAATTGTTTTGAAGTAATTCAAAGTATTGTAGTATAAAGAAAAGTTCTCTGCACTATTCTTTACTATCTGGCTTCTTGCTGGTGTATAAGATGGTGTACTCATAATTTATAATTGTATTCCTCCAAAGTATTGATTAGTTGTATCAGGATAAATTTGTGTTGCATCTCCAACTGATTCGTTGTATTCAGGTATATTACTTGAATTAGCAATCAAATAATCTTGTAAACGAGTTGAATAGTAATCTGCATTATTCAGAGCTTTGTTTAACAAATAATCTACTTCAGATTTTGTAGGAGCAATACCAGTTTCACTCTGTTGTTTAACTGCTCCGTTTGATTTAAATTGTACTGAACTAAATGGAATATATTCTACACATCCATACCAAATTAGTGTAGGTTTTACATATTCTTCTACAAGTGTTTGATAATAACCTGTAAAAGCAGTTTGTGATTCTACATCATCTTGTAATTTATTGTATAGAACTGTTCCTAATAAATTTAGTATGTATTTTTCTTGTGCTGTTCTAATAAAAGGTAGAAGAGCATCAGCATCAATTGCACCACCAAGAGGTGTGTTTTTTATGATATCGTTTCGTGTTATTAATAATCCAAATGCCATAGTTCTATTTTATATTAGTTAGAATCATAATACCTTTCAAATCCATAATCTGAAGGTCTTATTGGTTCTTTTGTTATATCTGACAATTTGTCAGTTTCTTCGTTTTCCATTTGTGTTTCTTCACCTTCACCACCTTGTAAGTTATCATCGATAGTTTCTTGTACATCTTCTATTGTTTCACCAGTCTCTTCTGCTGTTGTAGAAAGGATTACAAGAGGTGTAAGTTGTTCGAAATATAATTCTGATATCTCAACACCACCAACTCTAAATGCATTGTATAGAGAGTTTAATACGAGGTTTTGGAATGGGAAGATTGTCATGGTTTGCATGATTGAATATGCAGTTTTCATTTCCTCCGATTGAGAAGAGAATCCATTATTCGCAGTTCTGATTCCAAATAATAATGGGGAAACAATTCTGTGAGCTACGAGAATTCTATCTTGAGCATATTCAGCAACATACTGATATTTCTCATGTAAGTTCTCCATCGGAAGTGTATCAATTGTAGGTTTGTTAACTGCATCATCGTTAAACGATACCATAAACCTACCAGCATTTCTTGTACCTGTAAATTTAGATTCTAATAAAGCTTCTATTGTTTGTCTTTCTTCAGGTGCTGGAACACCATTGTTGAAGTTAACCATTGCAACAGGTAAGAAACCATTCTCAATATTGTTAAGGTGTAGATTAGATAGTTCAGCCTCTGAGAATGAGAATTGTAATGCAGATATCCAATCAGGTAAAGAGTAATAATATCTACTTGGTTCGTATTCTTTTATATAAAGTATTTCTACTTCTTCAGTAGATGAACCAAATCTTGGAATAAAAGTTTTCTCTTTTTGTTTTCTTACATCACTCCAATCAACACAATAGTAGTATCCTTCTATCTTGTTCATACCTTCTATCTTTTTAGCACGAAGGTTTTGTACAGGTGTGTGATACAATCTTTCAATCTTAGTGTGTGATTTGTTCCATATCACTTGAAATGATGCATTACCAAATAATTTTAAATCAAATGTTACTTTTCTTAAATCCTCTGGTGGAATAAGTTTATCTAAGTCTTGTTGTTTATCTTCTTCTTTTGTAAATAGACCTTTACCATAAACTAAATCAGCAACACCATCAATACAAGCCGCATTAGTAGTTGAAGTATTGTATGCTTCGTTTAATAAACCGAAGTAATCATCTTGGTCTAATATTCCAACAGGTACCCATTGGTATCTTGTTTTAGTATCTTCTTGTACGATAGGAACATCTTGTCTTGAGAAGTTAACTACACTAAATTTTTGTTCTTGTTTCATATTATAGTACTATATAATCGTTATTGGTTACATTTGATACAAATTCTTCGTTTTGTGTTGTATATACAACTTTATCTACTGATTGAGAACCATATACTTGTACTGAACCATACCAAATAGAACCACTTACACTACCACTAATCTCAGCAGTAAACTCTTGTCCTTCTTCTACTACACCTTCTAATGATTGTGAAAATGTAAATACATTCTCGTATGGGTTAAATGTAAATGAACCACTTAAATCATATGAAGATGATGCATAAGTTAACATATCCTCTAATAATAGAGTAAACTCATCACCTGAGCCTGTATTTCGTGTTCTAACCACGAATTCGTTACTTTGTGAAATATAATAGCTAAGCATTATCTAATCTTTAGTATATAACAATCTAACAATAACTTATAATCATTCGAACATAGGCACAAAAAAACCTCTCACGAAGAGAGGTTTCTTTATATTATGCTCGTTGGGAACTCTACTAATTATCTTATGAATAGACAATTGTAGGTTGACCAGTTAATCCTGCGAAAGCATCAGTTGTTGTAGAACCACTTAAGAATGCTGCTGGTAATTTCTCTTCAGCTGTCATCGTTACAGAGTAACCATAAAGGTCTCCTAACGCTCCACCTGTTTGAATTGTACCTGCAGTTAAATCTGCTCCATGTTCTTCACCAACTAATAAAGCATCACCAGAATTAGTCCAAACTATCATTTGAGGCCTACCATAAGCTAATAATTTTAACTGAGTAGTCATTTCATTCGTTAACTTTTTCAAGTTAAGTACTGTCTCTTGAGAGAAGAATGTTGTGCCATTCTCTCTTGAAGAGTTAACTGTTTCAGTATAAGCAGAAGTTCCTTTGAGTTCGTAATAGTAAACAGTAGAACCTGATAAATCAGTTACTTCACCATCTACATTCTTTGTAAAAGAACCAGTCTCAAAGTTTATAAAGTAAACACCTTGTAAACCACCTACTGAATCTTTACATACTTCTTGCCTTCCGGCTGTTAGATTACAACTCATAGTTATCTCCTTTTAGATTATTAGTTAATTATTAAAATGCCCCATAATAAACGATGTCTGAACCTACACCAAATTGTGTTCCAGCAGTGTATCGCATGATGATTCTATAATTTTGTGAACCATCAAGATTCGCCATGTCAAGTACTCGCACCTCATTATGGTCAGAAAGTAATCCTGTGCCGAAGAATAAGTTACTCTTCTGTGCAGCAACGATTACATCATCACTCATACCAGGACATAGAACGATTTCTATACCTTGGAAGTTATTTGGTTTTTCACCAACATTTAATTGGTTGTTGAATGAACCAATGTTAGTTTGTCCTGAAAGTGCTGATTGATAAGCTCTTGCAACTTTAGAACCAACATAGATTACTAAATCTTCTTTACCATATACAGTAGAAGGAATAGTGTCATATACACCTTGTAATTTAGTTAATACATTAGAAGATGTAATTGAACCAGATATGATTGCACCATCTCCATCAGTTCTTGCTGGTTGAACAGCAGTAGTTAATAGAGTAGCAGCAGATGCTGATAATGCAGTTTCGAATCCACCGAATTCACCATTTACAGATGAATCACCAGACCAGATATCTTGTTCAGTTTTTTCAGCAACTTTTCCACCTACATATGATACTAAGAAATCATTAAAGTTTCTTGGGATTTCATCAAATGCAGAGTATCCAAGTTGAAGTGCATTCCAAGAATCAACGAATTCTTGTTTGCACAATTGTAAATTTACTTGTAGCTCTTTTGGCTCCAAGATTCTTTCTTCGATTGAAGCAGAAGCAGTAGCTGTGAAATCACAACTTGCATCAGCAACTAATGAAGAAACATCAACCTTCTGAATAACTTCTTTATACTTTACATTAGGCTTGATAGTTACTAATTGGTTATCAAGTGTTCTTGCAGATAATAAAGCTGCTGCGATGTAATCTGCAGCCGCTTCACCAGCGTATGTAGAAGAATTAATCTCAGGTTGAACAGCGAAATTTTGTAATTTTTTCATTTTTGTTCTCTCTTTAATTTAAATTAATATTATCTATACAGTTTATTCAATACCGAGTTATGAGAGTTCGGTACAGTCCAACTGTTTTTCTTTTGTTTGTTAAACTTAGAAGTTTCGATTGGAGCTCCATCTAATTTCTTAGATTCTAACTCTTCTTCTTTTTCTTCTTCCTCTTCAAGTTTTTCTTTTTCTTCCTTGATTTCTTCCATGTATTTAACGAGTTCTTCGATTCTTTCTTTCATCTCTTCGATTTTAGAATCGTGTTCTCCAAGTTTAGTTTTTAAGTCTACAATCTCTGCATCCTTATCAACCACCTCCTCGTCAACCATTTCTTCTTCTTTATCTTCATCAGATTCTAAAGTTACTTGTTCTGGAAGTTCTGTTACTTCACCAGATTCAGGTAGTTTTTCTACCTCTTCTGTTGATACATCAGCCATTTCTTCTTCTTTGTCCTCATGCTCCTCAGCTTCAATCTCAACATTCTCTCTTTCTTTAATGATACCATCTTCAGTAAAGATTTTGATTCTGTTAATATTTCCGCTTTCGTCTTTTAATTCAAGTAAGTGTTCTCCATCAGGAGCAGGAGTTTTAGTACCATCTTCATTGATGACTTCAACAGACTCACCTACATCAAAAGTTGGAGATTCAACAAGAGTTCCATCAGCTAATCGTGCTACTGTAAGTTTATCTTCTTTTCTTTCTTCTTGTAAAGAAAGTAAAGTCATAATCTTACCTAATACTGTGTTTGAATTCATAGTTTTTCTCTCTTTTTTTAGGTTATATAAATTTATATATCTATATAACAAGTTAATAGTTGTTTGTAGTAATTTTTTTAATAGTTTGCTCTAAACCTACCAGCTATGTGATTACCATTTAGAACTGATTTTATTTTTTCTTTTCCTATTAATGGTATTTTAAATATTGCATGAACAGATGCAAAGTTACCACTAAACAGATACATATCACCTTCTAATGATGTTACAACTGCTTCTATATTAGAAGAAGGAGCTGAGAATGTTGCAAGTGTTTCACTTACAGGGTCAAATACACCAATTGTATTACCACCAGCAAACATTATCTTACCATCATACATCAACTCATGTACTGTCCATCCATATTGTGCTCCTGCTTGACCTATAATTTGTATAGACCTTGAATTGGGTTCTATCTTTAAAATATTATAAGGTGAGTTAAATCCAATAGAATACATAAATCCATTAGGATGTTGACAAATGTTTCTATATCCATCATTAGAAAATCCTGATGATAATCCATCATTCCAGTTTTGTTGTGCTACTGTTTCTAAATTGCAATTAAATATCATAAACCCATTAGCACCACCTCCACCAAGAGTATGCCATTGTTCATTATTCCATGCTAATGCTCCAATGTTATGGTCACCAGAAAATGTAACACCCATATCATCTAAACCATTATCTAATATTCCAATTCTAAAAACATCTCTATCTGGTCTTGTTGTACCATAAGCATATCTACCATCCAATGTTGGACAAACAGGATAAAATGCAGCTTCAGGTATAGAACCTGTTACATTATAAGATACTGTATCTGTTGTTGTATCTACTGTTGTTAAGTTAAGAGAACCATTAGGTCCACCACTTATATAAATCTTTTCTGTAAATGGTGAATTAAATGCAGCAAATGAACGAAGGTTTGTACCAACCGAAGAACTTGTTGCAGTATCTGTTGTTGGGTCAAATACAACTACATTTTGTCCAACATCTTGTCCACCATATATCTTACCATTAGAAGCAATGGTAGCAAATCTTAAACCATTAGTAGGTAAAGAACAAACATTTGTAATAGAGCCAGTATCATAAAAAACTCCATTATCTTCATTAAAATATTGTTGATTAGCTCTTAACCATTGCATAGATTCAAACTCTGTCCAATCTAATGCTTTTTGGTCAGGAAATTCTAATCCTTCAAATGCTACTGCTGCTATCATATATTAAGAAAAGTTTTTAATACCAGTTGCTAATACACTTGTTCCATCATAAGATATCATAGTTAACATATCTACTGCAGAACCTGTTGTAGTTGCAGTAAATGGATAACCACCAGCAAATTTAACTGAAGGAGCAAATGATATAGAACCACTACTAACTGGTTGTGTTATTTGAATGTTTACAGTTTGTCCTGCTTTTATGTTTGTTGGGTCTAAGTGTGTATCTGTACCAGAAGCAAGAGTTAAAGTAAACATATTACCATCACTAAAGTTAACTGATGCAGTTTGTGATGTTACTGTTAATGTATTTACATAATTGTTTATTGAACCAGTCACACCAAGTGAACCACTAATTTGTGCATCTCCATCAAATGGGAATCCACCACCTCCACCACCACCGAATGAACTCGTAGCAACGGTTGTAGTAGTGTTTGTACTATCACCTACCCAAACATATCCTTCTTGTAAAGATGCTGTTACAGTACCACCTATAAATTGATTACCATGAATACTAGCAGATGATGAGATATCAGCTGATGCAGTTAATGAACCATCAATGTTAATTGTAAGTGGTGTTGCGTATCCATCACCAGGATTAGCAAATACAAATTGTTGTTGCATGTAAATTGGAACAGTAGATGCTGGGTTACCAATCTCTGCTGATTGAACAGCTGGGTTAGTCATAAATGATACATTACTACCACCAACATTTAAACTTGCATTATTTGCATCATCTAAAGTTAACTTGATGTTTGCGTTTTGACCTCCAACTCCTTCACTAACAACTAATGCATGTGCAAGAGGTCCAAATGATGCTCTTGATTCACCAGCAAAGTTCGAACCACTTGTTTCAAAATCAAATGAAGCAGGAGCTGCAAATTCGTTATTCGTATTGTTACCATAGATACCAAAGTTTGCAACATCCATGTTGTAACCTCTACCATCTAAGTTACTATATTTAGGAAATTCCCAAAGTGTTTGTCTACCAAATGCTGGTGCTAATCCTTGAGCATTAAATAATATAGAAGTACCTGCTGCTGTTTCAATTGAACCACTAAATATATTATCACCATCAGCGGTGTTGTTAGCATTTAATTGGAAGTATCTTGCATCGTATGAACCTGTTAACTGGTCTGAACCACTAACAGTTCCACTTGGAATTGATGTTTGCAAAGATGAAGTTTGTATTTCTGATGTTTTACCACTTGAGTTACCAACAAATACATATCCTTCTTGTAATGATGCAGTTAGTTCATTTGTAATTACAGTATTACTACTAATATCAGTAGATGAACTTAAAGGTGTTAATACTGCAACAGTACCATCTGTATAAGTTGATGCATTTTGGAATCTAAATATTTCTACTTCAGTTGATGGAGAAACAATAGCAATACAAGGTTCATCACCTGATAATCCTATATCACTTGATTTAGCTGCTAATATAAGTTGTCTATCTACTGAACCTGATTGGTTAATGATTTTGAATGCAGTATCATCCATTCTTACTGTACCATCGGTTAATCCATTTGTAAGTTGTAAGAATGTATTACCACTTGTACCATTGAATCCAAGTGTGTTTTGTACAACACCTGGTTTACTTTGTTGGAATTGTTGTCCACCATTACCATCATCTTGTGTAATAAGAGTTTGAGAATTAAATGTATTTTGTTTAAATAAAAATTCTACTAATTCTGTTTCAGCCGTTAACGATGCTGTTGTATTTCCATTTGCAACTTTTAATGTATCTTGTATAGTTAAAGAACCACTAATCTCAGCAGAACCTGTAAATGGAAAAGCAGAACTACCTGCAAAAGATGATGTTGCTACTGTTTGTGGTACTCCATTAGAATCTCCTACCCACGCATATCCTTCAGTAATATTTGGTAAATCATTACTTCTACCTGCTCCACTAATAACTCCACTACCATTCGTAGCATCACTAACAATTACTTTACCTAAGTTTTGTATTTGGTTAGAGCCTGTTGGTTTTTGGTTTGTATATCCACCATTTGCACCTACATAGATTACATCACCTGATGCGAATGCAGATGTATCAACACCATTTATAAATCCTAATAATAAACCATTACCTTCTCCATCAGATGTTAATTCTTGATTTAGTACATATGCTGCCGGCATTCTATCATCTCTTGATGCTGATGCTGCAAATACATGAACTGCATTACCTGTTGAACCACTTGCATAAACAGGTGTTCCTTTTGGTAATGTATATCCTTCTTTATTCTTTACTGTTTCAAATACTTGTCTTGGAGTTGCCTCTACCTCGAATGTAGAACCATCTCCTTTAGTAAATGTAATTGTTGAAAACTCAGCTGATGCGGTTGTTAATAACGAACCTGTATCTATTACACTTCCACTTGCATCAGGTATATTAACATCAAAAGTAGAACCATCACCTTTAGTGAAAGTCATATCTCTTGTTCCATTATCGAAAGATGCTGTTGTTAACAATGAGCCAGAATCAACTGTAAATGACCCACTATCTTCATTGGATACCATCGAATCAATAATATCTTCATTAAAAGTTCTCAGTAACTCGGGTGTAATAAACTGAGAATTGTTATTAGGAAAACTTGAGTTGTTTTCCGTTCTTAATTGCGATTTAGTTTTACTGCTCATTGTTCCTATCTTATTATTGTTATATCAAATCCATCTGAGAAACCATTTGAGAATCCACCTCTTCTTACAACAGTAGATTCTGTCTTTCCTATTCCTTGATTAATTAGGTAACCATCACAACATTCTCTTGAGTATGTATTACTATTAGCACATAAACAACCTCTACGCGAATTCTTCGGTGAGGATTTACCAATAGTTTTACCTATATAAATGCCAGTTTCTCTTCTTTTTCTTAAACTTCTGGAATATGACATAAATTCTTTTTATCTATATAACAAAAGAAACTACAATTATATTGGTTATCTATCTCTTATACTTACTCATGGTAGCTCTATGTATAGCTTGTTCCATTGTATTCTTATCAGCAAGATAACATAAGTACAACAAACACTCTTCTAAAGGTGATGAGGTTATTTCTTCGAATTTACTGAGGTCATGGTTTGCGAGGATTGCAACTGATTGATAACCTCTCCACTTGTGCGTAAAATTTGCTTGATGTGTTGCGGCTGGTGTGGATTGGTCAATACCTCCTCCATCAAAGATTTCCGGATATCGTTCAGCAAGTCCAGATAGATACGATTGAAGAAAAAAAAACAACCAAAGTGAAAATCCATATTCACATCATACCATTTCTCTGTATCTAATACTTTATCTGAGTTATAGTTTTCTATTTCATATAGAGCACCTTGTTTCTTCTTTACAGGTCTGTATAAGATAGAAAGTATCTTAGGCCAGTTCTTATCTAATGTAAGGGTTTCTATTTTACTTATATCTAAATAAGCACCATAAGCCATTTGTGATAAGTTAGGTTCGAACCCATACTCTACATTATCTATTGTAATAAACTTTTGTAATTCGTAATCTGTTTTGTTTAGAAGTTTATATAAATCTTTTTTAATCTTCTCTACTGTTTCGTTATCTAATGCACGAGCAACTTCAGGTGTTATACCACATAAGTTATAAAGTAAGAATGCATCTTGTGCTTGTGAATCATCACTATAACTTTCTAAATCGTTTTGTATTGTAATGTATTTCCTAAGATTAATCGCTGAATAATCAGTAGGTACTGTTATCTTAACTTCTTTTTTCATTTTGGTAATTTTCCTTTAACTTCTGTGAACTTAACTGATGGAGGTAAAAAGTTTGGTGTACTCTTTTCTTCTTCTACACTTACATCTATAAAATTATCACTTTCTAATTTTAAATCTGTTATCTCTATTTTCTGATGTCCTATAATTGATTTTAATTTTAGAATATCACCTCTTTGTTTCTGCAGTTGTGAATCTCTTAACTTTATCTCTGCTTCTAAATCTTTTATATCTTCTTTTAATTTATGAGTATAAGTTGCTAGTTGTTCAAGATGTACAAAAATCTCATACTTGTTTTTATTCTCATATTCAGGTGGTAATTTTACTTCTATTATCTTTGCCATTATTTAAAACTTATTGTGTACTTTCCTTTGTTCTGCTGTTTTATACTCAATCTACTCATTGCAAAATATCTTAGAGCATCAATGAGGTGGTCATTAAATCCATTTGGTTTATCTAATACTATTCCATTCTTATCTGTTGCGTATTCGTATCCATATAGTTCATCTATTAGATGCGTACTATTCTTATCTACACAAATACCAAAGTTCTGTAATACAGAGATACCAAAACTTATTGAATCAGGCCCTTTCTTAACAGGCTTAATATTATAACCACTTCTATAAATCTCTTCAATCAAACGAGGCTCTGCACTATCGGCCCAAATTTCATCTTGTCTACCAATATTTAACGAATCAAATTTTCTGATTATATCTTGTGTTGTTAGAGCTCTATCGTACATCAGTTCTCGTACATATATCATATCATGGTGTCTGTGTACTGCTACCATTGCAGTTGGGTCTTGCGAGAATCCAAAGTCTAACCCAAATCCTAATAGTTCGTGTTCATGTGGAAACTCTTCTACGATTTGGAAGTTTTGGAATACTGCCTTTTCGTTTACTGTATATTCACCTAAACCATATATCTGATAATACTTTGGATTCTTATGTTGAAGAGCTTCTATCTCTTTTACCATTGATTCTGGTAAGTAAGGATTATCACGATAAGTTGTCTTAAATATTTCTACATCATCCATGTTACGAAGAAAGTGATAAGGTGAAACAGTTGGGTTATAAGCTAAGATAATCTCACCACTTGTTCTAATACTCAATTGAACGTAAGATTCTTCGTGTTGTTCTGATGCTTCATCAATAAACAAAATATCACTCTTAACACCTCT